AATGTAAGAATGATTATAAATTAAATTTGAGAAACTATTATACTGTGCTGTACTAACATATCCAGCAGTGCCAAGTCCTGCTACAGTACTATAGAGACTTGGAGTACTCACGTAGCCGGTTGTTCCGAGTGCTTTTACGGTCGCAGTTAAAGTTCCATTACTCACATATCCAGCAGTACCCAGACCGGCGACAGTACTGTAAAGACTCAGGGTACTCACATAACCGGCTGAACCAAGGCCCTGAATACTACTCGCGAGTTGATTTATGTTAAGTCCTGATCCAACTACAGGCGCATCATCCACATACATTCCACCATTTTGAATTGTTATATTATGAAGAGGAGGCGAGTTGGCCTTATTTGTATCAAACATGTGTATATTTGAAATACTTACAGTACTCATGTACCATGCCATACTCTCCCATTGAAGACCACCAATTCCATCGGCCGTGAGGAACCAATTTGTACTAATTGGAATATTTGTGTTAGGATCAAGTGCGAAAAGTGACCGGAGGACCGTTAAATCCATATCATATCCCTTTTTAGAATATAAGCGAGGATCCATCGCGCTACTACCTTCTACTAAGAATCACTCCATCATTCAGAAGCGCCGCGAGATGACTGGCAACGGTGGTCTATTACAACTCGTCGCAGTTGGAAAACAGGATGTTTTCTTGACAGGAAACCCTCAGATTACATGGTTTAAGTTTGTTTATCGTCGCCATACCAATTTTGCCGTTGAAGCTGTTGCAATGTATTCAGATAATGAACCTGACTTTGGAAAAAAGATCAGTTGGCTTGTTCCTCGGAGTGGAGATTTACTCGGCCCCTGTATTTTGGAGATTACACTTCCTACACTCCATCTCTCCACTACGGGCGATCCAGTTGCCTATGTAAATTCCATAGGGCATGCACTTATTCAGGAAATTACCCTAACCATTGGTGAACAGGAGATTGACCGTCAGACTGGAGAATGGATGGAGATATGGTCCAATCTTACAACAACTGATTCTCAGAAATTTGGTTTTTATGATATGATAGGCAAGGTAGACGGCTACCAGCAACCGACATTAGTTGGGCCACTAAAAATTTATGTGCCTCTTCAATTCTGGTTTTGTAAGAATCCCGGCCTTTATCTTCCTCTCCTTGCTCTACAATATCACCCTGTCCGGATCAATATCACATTTAGACCCCTCCAACAATGTTTCTGGACGCCTAATGTTATAGTCGACTGTACAGATATCACTGTAAAGCCAGCACATATTACTGAATGTACAATGTGGGGCGATTTTGTCTATCTTGATGTGGATGAGCGTCGTCGGTTTGTGAGTACTGCACACGAATATCTAATTGAGCAGATTCAGTATACCTCACAAATTGCAATTCCTCCGAGTTCGCAGTCAATTCCTGTACCCATTGAATTTAATCACCCTGTCCGTGAGTTCATCTGGGTACTTCAACGCCAACAGGTTATTAATAACAAGGAGTGGTTTAACTTTAGTAGTCTAAGTGTCAATGATACAGGAACCCGTACAGACATTCTCTCAAATGCTGTCCTTCAGTTAGACGGATTTGACCGTTTCCAAGTTCGCGATGCGACCTATTTCCGTCTTGTTCAGCCGTGGCAACACCATACAACAATTCCTTCAGATGATTTTATTTACTGTTACAGCCTTGCTCTTCGCCCTGAGGAACTCCAGCCGAGTGGCTCAATGAACGCAAGCCGTATTGATAGTATTGTGCTGCTTATTAATACAAATCAAACAACAATACCTGTCTTAGGAAACTGTACCATTCGTGTATATGCTAAGAATCACAATGTCCTACGCGTAGTGGACGGATTCGGTGGAGTACTCTTTACAATCTAAACTACCCATAAAATTGAAAGAATTATTTGCTAACATTGAATGCTAACAAATAATGGAGCATGATTCACTTACACAACAGCGTGTTCGACGTCTTGGGCGAAAACTTATTCAAGACTATTCATTCGAACGCTGGAGAATAGCCGGACCAAGTGAGTCTTTTGAAAAAAACATAGAATGGACTGAGCCTGAGGTGATGTATGATGAATTTGAGGACCTCTGGCTTCTCTTCTGGAAACACGGCTTTGCCCTGCGCAACTTTGAACTCTATCCTCAATCAGATGGTACCTTTGTTCTAACAAATTTCAGCGAGTTTGGATTCCGAATGACATCGGGTCCAGTCTCTATTCTTCTACCCGACCCCACACAACAGCCCTCTGATTTCTTTAAAACTTCGTGTTTTCCACCTGATTTTCTGACTCATCTCCGAGCCAAGGGCTTCGAAGTCCCTACGGATTGTTTGCCTAGCACAAAGACGGATACAGATTAGTAGGGATGTCATTCCTTGGTTCATTTGACCATACATCCGCTAAGGCTTGGGGAGGGTCACAAATCTCACCGACTCTCTTCACTTTTATTACAATTATTGGTGGTTTTTTTGCACTCGACCATATTCTTTTACGGTCGCCGCGCACAGCGGCACTCAAAGTGATGGTCAATATATTTGGCCTTGGCTTCTGGTGGATTTATGATATTGTTCAGACTTTCGCCGAATGGGATTCTGTAGAAAAATACGGTCTCTCTGTTCCATATATTGGACGACCTGGTCTCGGCGCGGGTATTTTTACAGGCGGTGCCTCTAGTCCAGCGCCCGATACTGTACCGAGTCCTCTCTTTTTCCTTTTGTATGTTGGCTTTCTAGGTCTTCCCTTTGGACTTAGTCATTTCGCAGCAGGTGATTTCATGGGTGGACTCGTCATGCTTCTCTTTACATTAAGTGGTTTTCTTGCGATTTTCTCGCTATTATGGATAGCCTATTCTGGACTTTATCTACTGTATGATACAAAGTCGCTTTTTGTTGAGGGAACTCCACGCTTCTTCCCTTCGACTATTTATTTAAATCCTAATGGTGCTGCGGCAAATGTAATGACACCAAGCGCATATGAAAGAGTAAAATCGAATGAGAGTCTCTTTGCAATTGTCACGGGACCCTTTGCGCCTTTCTTAGGACCTATTCAGGCGGCACTTGGCCTTGTAGTCGATACGAAATGCGCCGTTGAAAAGGTGGTTCCGCCTGTAATTGAGGCTGTTCAAAAAACAATTCCACCGGCTGTGGCCGCTGTAAAGAGCACGGCTGCCTTGGCTGCAAAGGCACCTGAATTAGCTGCAACGGCAAGCTCAATTTCTGCATTTACGGACCCCGCAAAACTTAGAGCGGCCGCAGGCCAAACGGGCGGCGCATTAGAAGTCGCAGGCAATCTCAGTTCATATGTCTTCTTTGGTACAGCACTTGTTGTCTTAGTCGGTGCCCTCGGCCTCACATGGGCGCGATTTACACCTTCAAATAAATCCTCCAAACAAGCAAACGATGTCCCACCCGATGTACACAATGACACCCCTCCCGGATCATAAGTATTTTGAGGCCCTTATCGCCCGTGGTAAGGATGAGCGAATTAAGGTAATGCCGAAATATGTGGTCGTCTATTTTACAGCGGAATGGTGCGGGTATTGCCGTGATCTTGACCTTAAGAAGATTACTGATACTTTTCCCATGGTCACTTTCTTCAAGTGCGATATTGACCAGAATAAGTATACACCTGGTTACTGTCAAGTGTCGAAGATTCCGACCTTCATTGCAATTCAGGACACTGAATTCCTGGATAAGATGACCAGTGCCGATACGGGAAAAGTGATGAACTGGATTAACTCTATCTTTATTAAGTAAATGGCGCTCGACTACGCCATTGTGGGCGGCGGTATTGCGGGTCTCTATGTGGCCCGCGAACTCGCTAAGCGCCATCCAAAAGCAAAGATCTCCGTGTTTGAAAAATACAGAGTTCTTGGAGGTCGAGTCTTGACATTTCATGACAAGAATCTACGATGGGAGGAGGGCGCAGGTCGTATTCACAAAAGTCATGAAATTACACGTCACCTTCTTAAAGAGTATGGGCTCCATGAGATACCTATATCAGATGAATCAGGTTGGGTAAAAACCTATGGCTCTCCGCTTGTCCCTAATCCTTTTGATGATAGTCTGAGAGCATGGCTCCCCTTTGTTAAAATGCTCCCTGAGGCTATCTTATCTACTCACACACTTTATGAACTTCTAGAAGGTATTTTTGGAAATGCTAAAGCCAAGGCCTTCACTGACCCTTTTCCGTATCGCGCAGAACTCTGTACTTTACGAGCGGACCTGGCACTCAATAGTTTTACCCATGAAATGGGCGCAAAACAGTCATTCTCTATTTGTAAGGAAGGTCTCGATAGCCTAATTAGTGCCTTGGCAAAAGAGTGTGAGTCTAGAGGCGTAGTAATTCATACGCATTACACATTGGAAAATCTTGCGCCAGAGCACGATGGTTCACTAACTCTCTGGTTTAGCATAGGAAGCCCAAGTGTACGAGATAAACGCAAAGTTGAAACCATCACGGCTCACTCTGTAATCTGCGCCCTACACGCAGATGCTCTCAGAAAAATCCCGCTTTTCAAGCCATTGCGTGCACTGAACTATGTAAAGATGGAGCCTCTTCATCGTATCTATGCCGTTTTTCCTCGTGGAGCCAATGGAAAGGTCTGGTGTGAAGAGCTTCCGAAGTTTGTTACAGAAACGAGACTTCGCTATTTTATACCAGTGCGGCCTGAACTCGGCATTGTTATGATCTCCTATACGGATGCGGGTGATTCCATTGTATGGTCAAATATCGCAAAGGGTACAAAACCTATAGCAGAACAGGTCTTAGGAAAAATTCTTACAGATGAATGTCGTAAACTCTTTCCAGATAGAGAGATTCCGTATCCAACCACTGTAAAGTCTCATCCGTGGGAATCAGGCGCGACGTATTGGATACCCGGTCTCTATGACCCTAATACGGTAAGTAAAGAGACTCTTCAGCCTTTTAAAGAGATACCTAATCTCCATATTTGCGGCGAAAGTTTCTCCATGAAACAGGCATGGATTGAAGGCGCACTTGAAAATAGCCGTGCTCTACTTAGAGTTATAGAATGAATACGCATATTGTCTTATCACTTTTTCATATCTTTTTTGTCGTGCCCTTTTTTCTTTATATTGGTCTTCAGAGGTCTGCCGCCCCAACTGAAATCTTTACGACTCTTCTTGTCCTTGGTATTGTCATTACACTCTATCATGGATATAAAGCATATGTTCGAATTGTAAACTCATCGCCCTATGCCTATATTAACCTTATTCATGCGTTATTGATTGGACCACTTCTAATTGTGATTGGTCTCAAAGGAAAAAATACGGAGACTCCATATTATGAACTTCTACTCATGCTCACCTTTGCGGCTGGTGGCTACCATCTCTACAGTCTTATTCAACAGATGAACAATCTTCGAGATGATTAACCTACTACCGGCGTAAGTACTTCATCTAGATGCGGAATTACAATACCCTCGATACTATCAAGGCACTTTCCAGCATGATAGTAAAACGCAGTGCTGCTCTTAAAAGTCTTTTGACACTCGGTACAATTAATCTCATTACCTGTACCGTCCTTCATATCATCCAAATAATTATGGCAGTGTTTACGAGTAAAGTGGATAATACGGTTCGCAAAACTTGGGGACTCAAATTCGCAGCAGGGGCATGAAAACTTTTCAACCTCCTCGTCGGCTGTGTGACGAGCACGAGTATGTAGATCTAGAATCTGCTTTTGTGAAAATCGACGGTCACAGATATCGCAGACAAAGGGCAGTTCACCCGAATGCTTTGCCTTATAATGCATATGCATTGTACTCTGCTTAGCAGTTGTCTTATCACAAAATTTACAGACATAATCACCTTCCTTATTCTTGAAATATTCAAAACGCTCCTTTGACATATCTTATTTGTAGATTTATTGGCCTGGTATGAAAGTTTCAAATTTTTACCTACTTTACTACTTTAAGGCTATTATAATACACTATCAGCGAATGAGTGTAACCATTCTAACACTTGTCATTGGTGAAGACTATCGCAGTGGCCTCGCCGATGCCCTACAATCAAAGGTTGATTATGCGAGACAGCACGGATATACATACATTCAGGGTGGTGAAGAATTCTGGGACCGTGAACGACCGATTCCGTGGTCAAAGATACCCTTTGTACTCGCAGTCATGAAGACTCTTCCCGAAGGAGCACTTCTCTGGTTATCGGATGCGGATGTTTTTATTACGAATCCGATCATCCGACTTGAAGAGTGTATGCTACCATTACTCCCAGCCAATAAGGATTTGCTGATGACACTCGACGCATGTGGACATATTAACTCCGGCAATATTCTCTTTCGAAACACAGCGTGGATGCGTACATTCTGGGATAAGGTTTGGAAGAAAAAAGACTATTTGTATCATGTTTGGTGGGAAAATGCGGCAATGATTAAGGTTCTTGATGAAAATGTCGACGATTTTGAAAAAACGGAGATTACGGGGCATCACAAGAAATTTAATGCGTTTCTCCGAGGGATTGAGGGGCAGCCGCTTTGGGAACAGGGCGATTTTCTGGTACACTTTGCGGGTGTCTATGACCCAAAGGAGATTTGTTCACTAATTTCCCAGATTCGTAATGGACAGACGCCCCGACTCCAAATGTAATCTTGCATAGACTCGATTCGCCTTCTGCTTCGCAGAAATATAGAGTCTTAGTAGAAATGGTTAATAAGGAAATCACGCTTCAGCCTGGAGATACGCTTACGGTAACATGTGGCGGAGAGGGTGCTTCTAATAATGCTATCATGAAGGCCGAAGGTAATATGAGTTTTGTTGAGGGTGGCAAGCGTAACCGCAAGGGGGTCAATAAGACGCGTAAGATGGAGGGTGGAAAGCGCAAGCTGAGTGGCTACATGAAGTTTGCTAATAAGGTGCGTCCTCAACTTATGAAGGAGAATCCTGGCATGCCGATTCCTAAACTCGGCAGCGCAATTGGTGCCAAGTGGCGTGCCCTTTCGGATGCTGAGAAGAAGAGCTATGCGTAGTTTTTATGTGAGTTCTTAATATAGAATGGCGCTTCCTCAACTCTTAGCTGGTGGCAAGCGTGTTACGCGCAAGAACCGTGGCAACAACATGGCGGGTGGTGCCAAGATGGCGTCTGGCTCAAAGGCCCAGGTGTGGCACGGCACGGCCCGCCACACGTCCGGCGGCCTGACCAAGAAGGACCTAATGCGTCACAAGGGTAAGATTGTGAGCCGCCGCAAGCACGCCGCTGGACTTAAGGCAATCAAGAAGCTGCGCAAGATGGGATATGTTGCCAAGCGTGGTACATTCAAGCTCTTCAAGAAGATGCGTGGTGGAAATATCCCGTGCGATGATTGGGAGGCGCAGGGCTTTGCCAGCAAGGCCGATTGCAAGGAGGCGCAGTAAATAAATAAATAAATGTAACTCTCTATACTAAACTAAATCTTTTGGTTAAGTATAGAATAAAATGAATCTGACTATGACCTTATTCACTGCGCTACTGTTCGTTGTTTTAACGCCTGGTCTTCTCCTGCGTATTCCGCCTGGAGGCTCAAAGTGGACGGTCGCGCTTGTTCACGGATTAGTCTTTGCGCTAGTCTACCACTTCACCCACAAGATGGTATGGCGCTGGTCAATGGGATATGAGGGCTTTGAGGGATGCAAGACCTGTGTAAATAAGAAGTGCAAGGACGAGGGTGCAAATAATGCGGCCTGCTAATCCTCTGATCCTTCAAGTTGTGCCGTACACCATTTGAGCACCTCACAAATATCAGGAACACTAATTGACGCTTCTCGCGTCTCCAATCCAGCCGCATCGTACCATTTTACGGACCGATTCGGACAGACGACTAACCCAGCCTCCTTTTCACGAAACTCCTCCAGACTATCAAGTACAGCCATACCCTGTAGGGTGCCCTGCGCAGCAAACCACTCCTTATATTTGAGAGGTGCGAGACTTGGGCTCAGAAATGTATAATATGTATCGCGGACGCTTGGCAATCCACTTCCAAAGCAGATCCAATGAACCGTTTCAAACTTCTTCAGTAAAACACCAGGTATTTCTGAGCCAACCCATAGTACGGTAATAGGCTTACCAGCATTCTGAAGATAAGAAGCAAAGAGTGAATAGTCAATATTTCCTCGGATTCGAATTACAAAATCCCAGGATTCTTGAAAGATTCGTAGCCGTTGACCTGGTTTGAGATCTTCTGTCAGAACCAGACAACGTCGACCACGAAAGAGAAGTTCTTGTTGAACTCGTAGGAAAATCTGAATGGCATCTTTAAGACCACCGGCAATAAAAAGGCGGCGCGCTTCACTGTTCCATTCAAATGCCTCCAGATGGACAGACATTTTCCTTACTAAAACAGAAGAGTCGCTCGATGTCATTTGAACGCGCAACAATTGTCACGGTAATTACTTTAGCTCTTGCTGCCCTCCTACTTGACCTGCCTTGGTTAAC